TCCGTATATCGTGCGGTCAACATTCCGTCTTTGTCTTCGTCATCAACTGCTTCTGGAAAATTTTTTTGCAAATCTTGAGCAATTAAAAACGCACGGCGCGTTCCTTCATCATCAGTTTTGTATTTACCGATCACCGCACGAAGTGATGAAACTTTGTTTGCGGCATCTGTAATTGGCTCAATGATGTCTTTGAGACGCTCATCAGAATAAGCCGACCAAGAAGTTGCAGCGGTCGTAAGAATTACGCCTGCTGCAAAACTAGATGTAATCGTAAGTCTGTTTGAGTTACCAGTATCGTTAAAGTAATACCATTTAACAGACCCGTTTTCCGCCAGTGTAAAGGTTGGATTTGCCCCTTGCGAATTTAGCGTAAATGCGTTTCCTCCATTAAAATACCCGCAAGGTCTTCCATCCCCATCAGATAGCACAATGTAATTGTCTGATGTGCGAATGTCTAGGCTATTTTGGTTGCCTGAGTAGCCACCAAGAATTGTATTCTTAGAGCCTGTGGTCATAAGATCGCCAGCAGACCTGTTGTCGCCGCGCCCAACATATGTGTTACCCGACCCCGTAGTATTGTTATACCCTGTAAACGCACCAAGAAATGCATTATTTGTACCAGTAGTATTTAAATAACCCGCTTGATAACCTATAGCAGTGTTTTGTCCTGCTGTGGTGTTGCTATATAAGGCGGCATAACCAAAGGCTGTGTTTTGAGATCCAGTGGTGTTGATAGATAATGCGCCAGCACCTGAAGCAGTGTTGTTTGATGCTGTGGTGTTGCTAAGTAAAGCGCCAGAGCCTACTGCCGTGTTTTGTGTGCCACTTGAAGTGAACAATAATGCAGAACTACCAAACGCTGTGTTGTCACTGCCACCACTGCTGTATCCAGCTTGGTAACCAAAGAACGCAGTTCTTGTACCAGTTGTATTACTGTACCCCGCTTGATAACCTACTGCCGTGTTGTTAGATGCTGTGGTGTTGGATTGCAGGGCGCTACGACCAAGTGCTACGTTATAACCACCTGTAGTATTGGTATATAAAGCCCCCGCACCAACTGCCGTATTTTCTGGGCCAGTTGTATTAGCAGTAAGCGCCAAATTACCAATAGCTGTTGTTTGGTCTGCTGTTGTATTGGCGTAAGCCGCTTTATTTCCAAATGCAGTAAGTGCTCCGTTTGTGTGTGAATACCCTGCTTGATAACCAACAGCGGTACTTATAGATGATGTAATGTTGGAGAATAATGCGGAGTATCCAATTGCCACGTTGCTAGAGCCTGTGGTGTTGGCATACAGTGAATTTGCACCTTCCGCTGTGTTGTAAGCGCCTGTGGTGTTTGCTTCCAAAGACCTCTGTCCCACGGCAGTGTTGTACTCAGCCGTAGTGGTGTTATTTAAGGCACTGTGTCCAACTGCTGTGTTGTAATTACCTGTGGTGATTTGGTAAGCGGCTTGATGACCAACAGCAGTGTTGTAGCCACCAGTTGCCGTTGCCGCGTTTGCATAGGATTGTGAACCAACAGCAGTGTTACCCACACCTGTCGTATTCCAGAACCCTGATTGAAATCCTGCAAAATAATTGTTTGTACCTGTTGTGTTTAAAAATCCAGCTTGATAACCTAAAGCAGTGTTGTTATTTGCTGTGGTGTTGGAGTAGAGGGATTGCAAACCAACCGCTACGTTATTTGAACCTGCGGAATTTGTTCGTAGGGAATTATCACCAATTGCTATGTTGTTACTGCCAGTAGCTGATGTCCCGCCCTGTGCATATGCGCCATAACCAACGGCTACGTTACTAACACCTGTGGTGTTGTAGTATCCAGCGTAAGTACCAAGGAATGTGTTGTTTGCGACTGTGGTCAAATAACCTGCTTGATAACCTACAGCAGTGTTGTTATTTGCTGTGGTGTTGGAGCCTAATGCGCCATTACCAACACCTACATTGTATGAACCAGTAGTGTTGTTGTTTAGGGTTGTAAAAGAACCAGCTAATCCACCAATGGCAACGTTTCCAGTGCCTGTAGTGTTTAGAAAAAGTACCGCATATCCAACAGCAGTGTTATGAAATGCTGTGGTGTTGGACTTAAGTGCTTGAAAACCAATTCCTGTGTTGTATGAGCCTGTGGTATTTGAGTAAACGGCTTGGCTACCAACTGCGGCGTTATAAAAACCAGTCGTATTGCTATACCCGGCTTGATAACCTACGGCTGTGTTGTAGTCTGCTGTGGTGTTGGAGTTAAGCGCCTGCGCTCCAAGTGCCGTGTTGTAATTCCCGGTTGAGTTGGTAAATAACGCAGAAATACCCGTGCCAGTATTGTAAGAACCTGTGTTGTAATACAAGGCGCTATCGCCGAAACCAGCGTTCCCTAAACCTGATCCGTTAGAATACCCAGCGGCTCTACCAACGTACGCATTTTGGTAGCCAGTCGTATTGCTATAACCAGCTTGAAAACCTACTGCTGTATTGTTTGATGCTGTGGTGTTAGACAACAGTGCGTCTTTACCCAAAGCTGTGTTGTAATTACCAGTTGTGTTATTTACTAAAGCATTTTGACCAATAGCGGCTAAACCAGAACCAGTCGTATTGTTTTGTGCCGCTTGCAAACCTACGGCAGTATTTAATTCACCCGTTGTGTTTAAAAATAAAGACCTGTAGCCAACGGCAGTGTTGTAAGAGGCTGTGGTGTTATTGAATAACGCTTGATAACCATAAGCAGAGTTGGTATTGCCCGTGTTGTAATAAAGAGCCGCATATCCTTGCGCTGTATTTTCTGTTCCACTTACGTTTGTGTAGAGGGTTCTATACCCAACCGCAGTATTGCCAGCCCCTGTAGTTGTTGAAAAAAGCGATCTTTCCCCAAGTGCAGTATTGGTAGCCCCACTTGTATTAGCCGCCAAAGCACTAGCACCCACCGCAGTATTGGTAGACACAGCACCCGCACCACGACCTACAGTCAGTCCATAAATCAAACCATCCTGCGCGGCAGAGTCTTTAATCAGCTTACCTGTCGTGCTATCAAACAGAACAATACCGTTGTTCGTAGCAGAGGCTGGGCCGTACACATCACCAGAAGCCGCTGTAGACCAAGACAGAACACCTGATCCGTCCGTAATCAGAGCCTGACCGCTTGTGCCGTCATCGGCGGGGAATGTCAGTGTGTAGCTTGCACCCAATGCTGAAGGTGAACGAAGGCCAACATACTCACCGCCAGTCGTGTCTTGCAGACGTAGTGGGCCTTGAGCAGTGATGTCAATCTGCGTGGCAGATAAAGACGTACCGTTCCATGTCAGAGAAGCGGAGTCACTCATCAGACCAGCCGCGCCAGCAAAAGGTACACGACCAGAAGTCAGTGAGCTATTCTTAATGCTTCCCGCTGTTAAATATGTGCCGTCCCATGTCAAGTTAGCCGAAGCACCGAACAGTCCACCATTGTTAAACTGGATCTGGGTGTTAGAACCTGCGGCGTTGGCAATCGTACCGGCAATCTTTACATAGTCTGTGCCGTTGAAATAGACGCTAACCTTCTCAGCCGCCGCCACGGAAACACCAGTCTGACCAGATGCTTTAAACGTGACTGCAAAAGAAGATGCGTTATCAACAAGATATGTCTTGCTGTAGCTTGGGCCAGTAACTACTTTGGTAGTTGTTGTGCCAGAAACCCGAACAACTGCAAACTGGGCTGTAACCGTACCCGCGCCTGCCAGAGTTGATGTGATGTTAGAAGCTGAAGCATCGCCAGTGGTGTTAGCCAGAGTTACTGCGCCGTCACCTGTTAGGGTCAAAGTGCCCGCAATCGCAATGTTTGTGTATTGCGTAATACCATTGTTAACGGTGTCGCCCCATGTGCCGGAGAGTTCACCCTGTACTGGTAGAGCTAAACCTAATTGTCCCGTTGCGCCTGTAGTCATTTAAAACTCCTAATTCGTGTCGATCTGTGTCCAACCCGGATTCTGGGTGTCACTAACCTGTGTCCAGCCCGAAGACTGAACGTTTTTGATATTTTGCCAGTTTGCGGTCTGCGTGTCATCAATAATTTCCCACAAAGGCCGTCCCATTACTAAATCAGATATTGTTGCCAACTCTACAACAGAAGCCATGAATGTTGCTACCGCCGCATCCACATCACTAATCGTTGCCGCCTCTGAAATCACACCCTTAAATGTAACCCCAGCCGCTACAGAATCAGACCCCGTTGCACTCTCACTGACCGAGGCATTAACCGCTGTGCTTGCAACTACACTGTCCGATCCAGTCGCTGTCTCAACAATAAACGCCAAGAACGTGAACGCTGAACTTGTCTCATCTGTAACTGTCGCCGTCTCAAGTATCTGACCCAAGAAGTTAGCAAATGCCGCCGTTGAATCTGACCCCGTAGCAGTCTCACTGACTGACACCCCGTATGTCGGAATGGCGCTTATCGCATCACTGCCTGTCGCTGACTCACTGACCGCAGATCCAAATGTCGCTAACGCACTGACATCATCTGACCCTGTACTTGTTTCACTAACCGCCGCACCGAACGTAGCCAGTGCGCTAACCTCATCCGATCCCGTGGCAGTCTCACTAACACTTGCTAAAACCGTGGTAGCCGCAGAGACAACATCTGTCCCTGTCGCAGTTTCATCGACAACCCGGTCATAGACTGAATCACCCCAGCCAGCCTGACCCCATGTGCCAGAACCCCAGCCGCCTTCAGCCATTTAGTTCCTTTGGTCAATTTGGTTGAACATCTTTGTACGTCCTATTGTGCAATATATTCAGTATGGCTTTCTTGCTTACTTTATATTTTGTACCTAGTTGCGTACAACTCGTCATTGGATAGCTGTTGCGAATCTCACGCACTTCTTCATCGGTTAAATGAGACAAGCCCGCCCTACTCACAGGCGTTGACAGGGCTTCTTTTGCAGGCATTCCTTTTTTCAGCCTAAGACCAAAAGTTGAAACACCCATGCCGTAGTCTTTAGCCCACTGAGCTTTGGTCTTTACAACCCCGTCAACCTCAATTAAACGATTGTTGCGCTTGTTGTTTGCCTGCTCTGACCTTGTAGCCCAACGACAATTATCTGGACTGTAAGGCCCATTATTGTCATCCCGCTCAATCATTCCACCTTCAGGCCGTTCACCCATGTCTACAATAAAGTTATCGTAGCCTGTTTTCCCATGCCATCTCGCACAAACAACAATGCCCCTCGCACCATAATCGGCGTAGGACTTTTGATTTGTGTTGTAGCAACGGTTATGCATACCACGCCATACTCTGTAAACCTGTAAATTTCTTTCCATACATCCCCTTTAACTTAATAATGAGGATGTATCCTACCATATTAAGCGGCAAGAGAGAACGTATAAGTTACACTAATCACGTCACCCGACACAACAGAGCGATCACCAGGAGCCGCAAAGTCGGCCGCTGAAAACAATGTACCTGTCGTGCCACTCTTAGCACTACCGCTGGTCAAGAACGCACCGCCAACAGTGGAAGTCGCGTTGATGTTAAACGTAGCAGGAGAAGCCGCATTGGTCACCACAGAGGGGTTTGCAGTCGTAGCTGTGGCAAACGTAGCTGCCACACGGGTTGCATTGCTGTAAGGCACAACCTCAGTCCAGCCAGCATGGGAAGCCATCGTGTCACCAGCCGCAGGCGTATTAGAAGCACCAGCACCGTACAGGCCGATGTACCAAGTGGTAATCTGGGCAACTGAAGTCAAAGCCGTGCCAGCCATGTACTGAAGACCTTCATTAACTACCAAATTCTTAGTCTCAGCAGACCACTTAAGCTTACCGTCTTTATCGTGGCATTCAACGTAGTAAACGCCCGTAGCCTTGGCTTGTTCGCCTGACTGAGTGCCAGCAATAAGACCGCTAGAAATGTGGTCAGTTACTTTGAGTTTTTCCGTGGTCATATTGACTCCTTAATTAGAAGAACGAATCAATGCGGTTGATACAGCATTGACAGGCATTGTGATAGTGAAACTGTTTACAGATGTTTTATCAGACCCAAAGTCTAATACAGCAACAGACTTATTACCCTGTGTGACGTTATAAATCAAAGCACACCTGGCTGTTAATGCGGCGTACCAAACTACGTTAGGAAACCCAACATAGGCCGTGTAACCCGAAGATGCCACAGTAACCGGCGTCAAAATCTGTCCACCAGCTGTGTAACCACTGGCCACTACTTCATTAGTTGAAGAGTAAATAGTGGTTGCCTCGTTAAGATCAGCTGCAGCCGTGTACAAGGCAATCTTAATGACGTCAGTCGTAAGATCATGGATGCCTTGATACAGCTGTGCTTTGAAGCTGGTGGTTTGTGTTTGAACAATACTCATGAAACCGCCGTCCTAACCTGACCATCACGATAAGCATCAGCACGTTGTTTGCCGTCTGCCAAGTTTTTATACAGAGCAATAGCCTGTACATAGCGATCTTGAGCCAACTTAACCATGTCGGCCTCACCCTTCATGTAGGTGTAAGCCTCACAGATAGTTCCATACAACAATACAGAATCAAAGTTATCACCCAGCCATGTGGTTCCGGCGGTAACAATTGACTCGGGATAGTAGTTGTAATGCAGCTCTGCGTTGTAGGCCGCACTTGGAGTGGGCCCAACAATAAACGTCAGCTCATTAACATTGTCAGAGCGTGGGCCAAATATTGCATAGTGTTTAGGCTCAGATGCAAACGCCGACAAAGGATATGCCTCACGTATGAAGTTCACATCTTTGTTCAAGAGATACAAGTAGTCACCCTGAAACGCCACTGTGCCAGACACTGTGCCGCTGTTTGCCACTGTTAATGTGATTGTGGTGCCGGCAATGCTGCGAACCTGTGTATTGGTGCCAATACCCGTACCAGTCACCTGCTGGCCTACCGCAATACCCGTGGTACTGACCACCACAATCGTCTTCTGGCCAGATGTACCAGTCGCAGTCGTTGTGTTGTACGGATATACCGCAAGGCTGTAAACAGACAAGAAGTCTGTTGGGCACTCAAGGTACTTATTGCCGGTTGTTAATACGCCCGTCACGTTCTTTCGCAAGTTAGCAGGCTGCGCGGTGTTATAGATGCGCTGCTCCGCCTGACGAATGAACACGTTCATATTGTCAGTTGGGAAAGAATTTTCGCAGTAATCGCTTACCTGCGTGACGAGATCGGCGTAATTCATGCCATCGGGCCCCGGCTCATCAGGCCTTTAGTAGCCGCACCAGTGCCGCGCATCTTGATGCCGGACGTCTTAGGTGTACCGCCATTGGACTTGTTGATATTACCAACAGTCATTTCTACAGTATCAGCACGGCTTAAGTTTTTACCAGAGCCAGGATTCTCTTTAGGAGCAACCTTCTCGCCCTTCATCGTGTGTGGAGGAGCATAGACTTTGGCATCGCCAACTTCTTTGCCCATCATCATTTTGCTGTATTTAGCCATGTTAACCCCGCTTTTGGTTGTTTGCGCGAGCCATATTACGGCCTACTGCCCGCATAGCTTGGCCGGTTACGCCAGCAGATTTTTTGCCGCCTTTTGTCTCTTTTGCAGTAGGGCCGCTGTTAGGGAAGATATGAACATCTGTCTTACCTTTTTTAGCGACTCCGTCTGCTGATCGTGTGTATGCCATGTTTAGCTCCTATGTAACTGTTACTGTAACTGTACCAACAAATGTCGTTGCAACCAAGTAGTTCGGCGTTAAATATGCGTCAAAACTACTGGATCCACCCACCGGATTCCAACCCCACTGGATGTCCCGTGAGCCACCCGTTAAATTACCCGCTGTATTCAAACCCGCCGTCACATACGTTGTGTCTGGCCGTGGCTGATACAAAGCCTGTGGA